CCACGGTCCGCACGGGGCTGCCCACGGCCACCTGGCGCCTGCTCAACTATGGTGTGCCCAAGAGCAAGAGCACCACGGCCCAGATCATGGACACGTGTGGCATGCTCGAAGCGTATGCCGAAGTTGACAAGTCCCTCGTGGACATCAACAACAACGCGCCGGCCTGGCGCCTCAGTGAAGACCTTGCCTTCATCGAGGCCATGAACCAGCAGTTTGCGGCGACGCTGTTCTACGGCAATACGGCCACGGACCCGGAGAAGTTCGTCGGCTTCAGCCCCCGCTATCTCACGCCCTCGGCGACCACAACGGACAGTGGCTACAACATCATCAATGGTGGCGTTGCCACCGGCCAGACCGATGCGACCAGCATCTTCCTGGTGGTGTGGGGCGCGAACACCGCCCATGGGATCTACCCGCAGGGAACGAAGGCTGGGCTCGAGGTTAGCGACCTGGGCGAGCAGACCCTCTATGATGCCGAGGGCGGCATGTACCAGGGTTACAGGAGCCACTACAAGTGGGACTGTGGCCTCACGGTTCGTGACTGGCGTTACGTCGTCCGCATCGCGGGTATCGACGTGGCAAACCTGTGTGCCAAGAGCTCGGCTGCAGACCTCTGCGACCTGATGATCAAGGCCATCGGACGTGTCCCGAACATGCACATGGGCAAAGCGGCCTTCTACATGAATGGGGCGGTCAAGACCATGCTTGAGATCCAGGAACGTGACGACGTGAGTTCTGGCGGGGGCCTGAACTACTGCAACGTGTCCGGGCATCCGGTCCTGTCCTTCCGTGGCATCCCCGTCCGTCGCTGCGATGGCATCAGCCTGACCACGACTGGCGGCGAGCCCGATGTCAACGGGGAAACCTTCGGGACTCCCTGATCTGTGATTGATGATGGGGCGCCCTCTGGCCCCATCGGATCCAGTACCCTCTGACAACTCCGGTGAAAGGATGAAGATATCATGTACATCGACAAGGAACTGGTGTTCAGTGACGCACAGGATGAGACGACGGTTGCCGAGCATGTCTCGGACAACGTGGTCGATACGGTGGTTCTCGGGCGTAGCATTCCCGAGATGTACCTGGTGATCCGGGTCAATACGACGGTCACGTCGGACGGGTCTGCCACGGTGGCGTTCAAGCTCATCACGTCGGCCAGTGAGAACATGGGCACTCCGACAATCCTGCACTCCGTGGCGGCCGTCGCCAAGGCGACTCTTGTGGCCGGATATCAGGTCTGCCGGGTGCGCATCCCCCAGGGCGCGTTGCGCTATCTGGCGGTGTGCTACACGCCGGCTGTGGCTGCCCTGACGGCAGGCGCGTTCGACGCGTTCCTGGTTGCCGAGGCGGACCAGTTGACCCAGACCAGCTGACGATAGGATAGGAGGGTATCCCCGATGGGTGAACTGCTGACATGGAAGTGTGCCAAATCGGTCATGTTTCAGGCTCAGCTATTCCACGTCGGGGATACCTATGTCGTCGCTCCTGACGGGGTGCAGCCTCCCAAGGGGCACTTTGTCTTGCATCAACCGACCGCTGCGGCCATGCAGCCAAGTGCTGCGGCCGGTACTCCCGTGCCAGTGGTCGAGAAGAAAGCCGCTTTGCCGGTTCGGAAGCGTGGAGCCCGTAAATGACCAGTGTTGACATCGCCAATGACGCGCTGCTTGCTCTTGGTCACTCGACCATTACCGCTCTGACGGACAACGTTCAGGGGGCAACCCTGTGCAATCAGTACTACGATCGAGTACGCAAAGAAGCATTGCGGCGACACGCCTGGGCATTCGCTATGGACGATGCGGAACTGTCAGTGGCGACCGATGACGACGGCGATGATCTGACGGATGTCTCCTGGGTATACGTCTACACGCTTCCGACCGACTTTCTTGCTCCGGTGATGGTCAATGGGGATACGGGGATTCGCTTCGAGGTGCGAGGTGGTTACTTCCTCTGCGACGAAGAGGAGTGCACGCTTCGCTACATCATCGATTCGGATGATCCTGATGACTGGTCTGATGAGTTCACGACCTACGTTGGCCTGGCTCTCGCCTCTCGTATCGCGATGCCGCTCACCAATGACCGGGCCATGGTCAAGGACATGATAGACATCACCGCCATGGTCTACCGCACGGCGACGGCGATCGATGCCCGCAACGACCGGCAAGCTATCGAGCACGGCGTGACCATGGCCTCCTGCCGCTTCTGATTCCTGGCTCGCGTGTGAAGGAGTAGTGTCTGTGCCGATCACCCTCAATCGTCCGTCCTTTGCTGCCGGCGAACTTGATCCGATGTTCGCGGGGCGTGTGGACGTTGACAAGTACATGATGGGTTGCCGGACCTGTGAGAATATGGTTGTGCATCCCCAGGGTGGAGCCAGCCGGCGCCAGGGGACCATCATGGCGGGCGCGGCTCTGGGCGATGGGCGCCTGATCCCGTTCATCTGGAACAGTACGCAATCCTACGTCCTGGTCTTCACCGATGGGCACCTGCAGGTTGTCCGAGACAATGGCTTTATTGCCAACTGCCTGGATCTGGTGGATACGGCCAGATGGAAGTGGACCTACAAGGAAATTGAGTCAGCGGACTGGTACTACCTGACCGCGGCGGACGATACGGACCCGGGAGTGTCCGAGCCGACGGCAGTCCGTCTGAACGAAGTCGCGGTCACGCCGACTACGGGGTGGGTCTACGATGACCCGGATACCCTGGGCTACTCGACGATCAGAGTGCAGACTTCGACCGATCCCGATACGCTGACGTTTGGCGCGTATACCGCGGTCTATGCCGGCAACCTGGACGTGACATCTCCCTTTGCTCTGGCCGATCTCCAGGACCTGACCTATGTGCAGAGCGCCGACACGGTGTTTTTCGCGCATCCCTCGTATGCCCCGGTCAAGCTGGTGCGATACAGCCACTACGCGTGGCGTTTTGTGACCATCGCATTCCGTCCCAAGGTGATGGCCCCGGGTGGTCTGGCGGCATCGTACACCGGGTCTGCTGCATCTCCTACGCGGGACATGCGTTATGCCGTGAGTGCCATCCTGGAGGACGGAGACGAAAGCGTCATGTCGGACCAGGTGTCTGCCACGGTAGATTCTCCGTGGGAGTCGGGGGCAGTCGTGGATCTCTCCTGGAACGAGATCGAAGACTCGGTCAGCTACTCGGTCTGGAAGAACAGCCGAGGGACGTGGGGGCTGATTGGCTCGACCTCGGTCGCACTGGACACCGGCAAGGTTGCCGGTACACCCATTTCTGGCGGCGATTACTCCAGTTATGCCGCTACCAAGGCCTTTGACGGGGACACCACCAACCGCTGGCGGTCGCTGCAAAGCTCGACCTCGGTTGATGGGGCAGCATACATCGGCCTCGATCTGGGGGCCGCCAAGGCCATTATCTCGTTTCGCATCCTCCAGGAGTCCGGCCGAGGCGTGACCAGCGTTGACGTGGAGCATTCGCCCGATGGTACAACCTGGACGTTGCTGGAGACCGTGACGCTCGACCCGACCAAGGGGGATTGGGAAGAGTTCACCATCAATTCAGCGGAAACGAGCAAGCAGTACTGGCGTCTTTTGGCGGCATCTGATGCGGAGGGCTTGGGGCACTGGAGCGTGCACGAACTGGAGTTCCACGCCCGCACGTTTGGCCTGACGTTCGTGGACGACAACATCAATCCCGATACGGGGATGGCGCCGTTGCTCGAAGCCAACCCGTTTGATGGGGAGGGCAATTACCCGGGCGCGGTAGGGCTGTTTCAGCAACGGCTGTGGTATGGGGGCACCGACACCAAACCCACGACGATCTGGGCCTCGCGCTCCGGGGTCCTGGAGAATTTTTCCAGCAGCACACCATTGCGGGATGATGACGCCATCGAGGCGACGCTGACCTCTCGCCGGGTGGATCGAATCCGCCATCTGATACCGTTGCGCGATATGGCGATACTGACAGCGGGAAGTGAGTGGCGTCTGGTCCCTGGCCAGAAGGGGGCCGTGACGCCTACCGATATGGCGCTGACACCTCAGGGATACAGTGGCTCGGGGCGACTGGCTCCGCTGGCCATCAATGGGGCGGTGCTGTACCTGACACGGCCGGGTACCGAAGTGCGTGATCTGGAGTACCAATTCACAGCCGATGGATACCAGGGGTCCTCCATGACGATCCTGGCGGGGCATCTGTTCCGGGGGCAGGACACGCCGGGCCTGCGGGACTGGGGTTTCTGCCAGTATCCGGACCATGTGGTCTGGGCCGTTCGTGAGGATGGGACGCTGGTTGCATTGACCTACGTCAAGGAACACGACGTGTGGGCCTGGCACAGGCACGAGTTGGCCGTAGGCAATGGCACGTCGGCCGCCCGGTCGCTCTGTGTGCTGCCTGATGATGGGGCTGAGGGGGCAGATTTGGTCTACGTACTGACCAAGCGCGTGATGGGCGACTCCACGGTGTATTGGGTCGAGGCGATTCTACCGGAGAATGCCTGGCGCGTGTATCTGGATGGCGCGTCGATCTGGACTGAGGGGGTCGACCCGGATTTCACCAGTGCGGAGGCCGGCTTTACCATCCCTGCCAGGACAGACTACTCTTCGAGTGTGACGCTTGGGATTACGATGCTCGACGAAGCAGGCGACCCGATTGAAGTCGAGGCGTCTGAGCTGTCGCTGCAGGTGGAGTTGTGGAATGGGAAGGTGTGGTCAGAGGCTCCATCGGGCACACTAACAGACCATGCCACGGGTCTATTCCCCGATCTGACGACGGGATGGACTGATGGGGTCTGGTCGATCACGGCGGACATTGACGCATCGACGGATTACACGCAAGCCAGAATTACACTCCTGGTGCGTGACGTGATCCTGGCAACGACGTTGGTTGACCTGGAGGCGTCGAGTGACTCGAATATCCGAGGCATCCGTGAGCGGCAGGAAGCCTGCGGAATGGAGGTCTGGGCGGAAGGTATCAGCAAGACCTTTGAACAGTGCAAGGCTGAAGTCAACGCTCTGGCGCCGTTCTTCGTTGACTCGTTTGTCCCCGGTGCGGACCTGCCGACGATGTACGATGACACGTATGCCGATGGGGCCACGACCGCGGCCGAGCTCTATCTGCTGATCTGTGCATTGACAACGACAATGCTCGACGGCGATGCAGCGGATTCGGCCTACATCGCGGAACTGGAAGGTGAGGCCTTCTCATCGTCCACGCCGCCAGCGCTGCCGTCGTATGAGTATGCGTACACGGCAGCCGTGGGAGGTGCCTCGACCGAGCCCACCAGTTTCCAGGGCTTCTTCTGGGACATGAAGAGCTTCGTGGCGAAGACCTGCACGGCGCAGTGCAATGTGTCGTACAAGACATGGCAGGTCCTGGTCAGAGTCCCGACGATTGACATCGGGTTCACTGCCACGGTGTATCAGAAGTTCGCCGACAAGGGCGCGACCTATGGCACCTATGATCCTAACCTGATCCCCGGGGCTGGGACGAGCGGACACTACGGGTCCGTGGCGTCTCTGGACACTACCGATTTCACAACGCTGACCGCGTGGACGGACCCGATCGGCGTGGCGCCGGCCTTCAGCATTATCGACGCGGCCCTCCCCGACTGGCCCACTCAGACGAAAGGACATTGCGGGGGGCCCGAGGACACCTTTGCTCTGGTGGAATGGGACTTCACCGATCTGGCCGGCAGCAACGCGACAACGACGACTGTGGCGCTGATGTACACGGCCGTAAGCATTCACCAGGACGGCGATGCTATCGACGTGGTTCACGCTGATGGCACGTTTGAAG